TCAGGCTGCCGGCCTAGAACTACGGCCGCCCGGAGCTCTCCGCTAAAAAATCGACCTCCTCCTGGAAATCATTCATTTCTGAAATGTAGTGGGCTATTTCGCTTCCAATGCGAGGATCAAGTTTGTCGAGCGTAGTGGTAGAAGCAAAAGACAAATCCTTGCCTTCTGTATCTTCCAAGTTATGCTCGACGATACAAGTAGCGAATTCAAACTCTGTCACCTTACGCTGAAAGAATTCGAATTCGCCACCTGAAAATCCTCGACCCTGACCTTCGAACGTCATCTTAGCAGCCATTTGCTGCTTCTTAATCTGTTCTCCGTAAGACAGCTGTCGTAGTACTACAAACCCGCCTTCACAGGTCTTAAGTTCAAACTTCTGCTGACTAATGTCAGGATTAACGGTTGCAACTGGCATAATAAACTCCCTGGTTGGTAGGAGATGTGGTTAGGTAATGTTCTCCGCTGTCTTAACTGTGGCCCTATATGCTCCTGTGGTGCCTGCATTGTAACTACCTGTGTAGTTGATGCTAGCTCGAACGATGTCACCCTGACCACCAAGGTTGACGTCGTAGGTCTCCATTGAGGCTACCGGCATCTCCAACTTGAGATAACGAGTAGTAGCCGTGTGTGTACAGATGATCGTCACACTTGTTGCTGTAGCAGCCTCAAACAGGTCTAGATCAGTTCGTGAATCAAAATCACGATCCATCGAACATGCAGTGGTTCGCTCACCCAGCGTAATGCTTGAAGGGTTCGTAGAACCGTTGAGTCGGTGATTTGTTGAACCACCTTCTGTTACAGACCAACTAAAGTTGTCCATATCCGTAACTGCTGATGAATCTGGAATCTCAACGGAGAACGTTCCAGTATAGAATGGAGTTTCAACCGAATACGAATCTGATTCTGCACCAGGCAGTGCCTCAGCCAAGGCTGAAACTGTTGCCGTGCAAATCAAAATGCCGTCCGTAACTGTAAACGCCATTCCCGTTACTGATACGCCAGAGTAACCAAATCGAACTCCGTTACGTTCAACGTAGAAAGACAGGCTCGAGGTGCTCAGTGCCCCATGTGTAGGGGTATAAACGTACTGGTATGGATCGCCTGAACCCGTCTTGGCCTCTGACGTACGCATTGCCTTAAAGAAATAGGCGATGACGTCGGGGTATGCCTCGAACTCGACATCTCCCTCGTATGTCAGATTGCCAACCTGGGGTACATCAGGATCCGCAATACCTCGGATGTTTCTCCGATAATTCATTTCTTGGCTAACGGTGATCGATTCAGATCGGATCGGAACCCACTTGGTTGCGGCAACATATGTGCCTCGAGTAGTTTCGATTCCCAAACCGAGTACACCGGTAGCGCCAATTCCGATAGCCATTATTCAGTGACCTCCGTTGACTCCGATGAATCTTTCTTGCTAACCTTGGCAGGTTTTGAGTTTGTATTCAAGGGCTTGCCATAAACCCCTGTACTTGAGAAAGTATAGCCCTTAGTCTTAGCGGCCTCAACTACATCCTCACTTACCTCATATTCCGCCCCATTTGCGAAAAGCCCTAGGCCCGGTACTTCTACCTCAGCCCCTGGCGACAAATTGGGATGATTGATTGTCAGTTTCATATCGCCTCCTAAGCCGACGGTAACTGCACTTGACTGATAGCCATAAAAGTTATTCTAGCAGCGGCAAGCAAGTTGTTGCCTCGCAGGGCTGTACCAACTTCCATCGTCGTGCAATAACTAAAAATGACAATGCCTCCACATGTCTGATATGTATCTAGTTTATCTCGGGTTGCTTCTGCTTTCAATAACGCATTTTTTAGATTTAGCTGTCTATTTTCTAGCCTGGCCACGTAAACCGTGACGACGAACTCCATCTGCGCCTGGACGAACCGGCGAGCTTCAATTAGTTCTCTATTTAATGTACCCGGTTCGACGCTAGCACAGGGAACTGCGGGGATGATTTCTTGGTCGCCGAAATATACTGCCTCGAAACCTAAACTAGATTCAGCAGTTAGCTGATCGACCAAATACTGGTTAATGGTTGAAACATTATCGGTGAGCGCCATTAGCTTCCAAGACGTGCTCTAGGCATGTTTTTCTCGAACTTTTGAGAAAGCCAAACCTTAAAAATTTTCACCATCTCGTCCAAATCCTGTTCTTGTATAACAGCGAACGGACGAGGTGGAATGGGCTGAGCACCAGCAGACGCAGAACCATAAAATCCTGTATAGCCGCCCTGGTGCATATTCGCATACCAAGCTCGTGCGGGAAACTTGCCGTATATAGCTTGGCCCTTAACTGGATCTACACTCCAACGAGCCTTTGCCAGAGCTGCGTTCTTTAAAGTACCGGAACGCTTCAAAATAGGACCTTCTTGAGCATAGCCAGCCCGAGAGCGCATTATCATTGTGCGAACACGTAGAGGCTTCCATTGCTGAGGTCGACCCTCGTTATCAAAGTTCGCTTTAATCGAAGGAATCGCGACGTCGTTAATTGCTTTCCACAGGGGCGTGCCTATATACCTACTACTGGTGGCTTCGCGCAAACCCTTCTGAATCATAAAGATCGAAGGATTGAACTCAACTTCGGTGGTCATGTTCATACTCATGCCGGCAGTAGAGCCTGCGCCAAAACCTCCGGTACCTCCGAAGCCCATGAGGGGGACGTTTCTTGAACCCTTAAATGCGAACGCCGGAGGAATCTTAAAGGCTCGACCAGAGTTGCTTCCGGTTCTTAATGCCGAAGGAGTAAAGTCTTTTGCCCCCCAAATCGCTACTTTAAGAGGGTCAAGAAACATTGCCATTAGAACACCTGGTTCATTCTAAAGACCTGAGGCGTTGCATTTAGGCTGCTAGGATCAGTGTCGTACAATGTAGTCGAACTATCGTTAGGATACATTGAAGGCGAATCAGGATTTGTATATCCTGTCAAATCTCTGAGTATGAAAGTACCGTCAAGAATGCCTTCAAGCATTCTTGAGGCGTCTGCAGACAGCTTTATACCGTACGAATCTTCGATCCCAGTAATGTCTTCTGAATAAGCCCTGGAATAAATAGAACCAGCATAACTCAGCGCAGTTGTTTGTTGGACTAGTTCGGGAGTGTTAGAAGTCGTAGTCCAACCACTAGTGTCGAAACGCTTCTCGAGTGAGCCGAGTACCGTTGAGGTACATACGCCCTCTAACTCGGCATCAAGTGAGGCAATCTGGGCCTTTGTAGGGTCCAGCCAGGCATTTACCTGACCCACCGTGAAGATAGCCATATTAGCTCTTCTTCTTTGCTGGTGCCTTCTTCTTCTTCTTCGGCGGACTAGCCCAGGCTTCATCTACAGCGGGTGTAGTAGGATCGTCGGGAACGAAGTGTCCCTCGTCGGTCCGAGCCCTAGTCTTTACCGGAGCTGGCTTTGATTTTTCGATCGTTACTGCGCCCGCATCGACCAGGTGGTTCAAGGAGTCTTTAGAAACGCCTTGAACCACCTCGCCGGGCTCAAACACGACACCGTCGTGCTTGATGCGGTGAACAGCAATAGCCTTGTCGGCCATCGCAGTCTCCTTATTTAAGCAATCGCGGCCTTGATCAGGTAACCCGAGATGGTTTCGCTCGAGCTATTAAGCGCGATGAACTGGTGATCATAGCGACGCGAAACACGGATAACATCCGCCTTGCGAGGCTCTTCACGCCAACGCTCAACAACCTGAGCACCACCACCAGGATAGCCCCAAACGAATTCATATCCGAATGCGGGAAGCTTCATACCTGCCCTCTGAGGAACGTACGCCAAAATAACGTCGTTACCCCACAGGTAGGAAAGAGATGCGTCCTGTCCTGGGTTAGCGGAGTTATAGCCTGAACCTGGAACAACAACACGCTCGATGCCAAAGACACCTGCGATCAGGTCCGCACCAAGCACTCCGGGCATGGAGTACTTGATTCGATCAATGATCGTCGTGTTGTCCTCCAGGAAGGACATAACCTTGTAAGGGATCACGGCCAGGTTTGGTTCCTTGAACAATACCTCCATAACCGCACGCTGTGCTGTGCGCACATCGGCGATCGGGGCTGAGTTGGTCAAGTCACTCCACTGGTCAGTACCGCTAAGTGTAACGGTAGATCCCGACGGGTAATTTGATGCGGTTGTAACCATGGATGCAACTGCCCGCTCACGAATCAGATGAATCTGATCAGTGACCAGCTCCACACCATCGCGATCCGGAGCTAGCGGTGTATCAGCGTTCTGTCGCTCTTCGTCAGTCACTGCAATCTGCAATGCATGCTCAGTAGCAAAGTACGTCTGAGTTGAAACCGCCAGACCAGGAACCTCGTTGGCCTCCGTTCCCGGAGCCCTACTCGATCCACCAACTGGCTCTGTCCATGACTCGTAACCGTAAGTGTAGTACAGATCGCTCTGCTTGTTAACCATCACCGTAGGAAACAGACTATCGCTAATGAAAGCGTTATTCTGATACCCAAGAGAGATGTTAGTCAGAACCTTGTCGATATGTACATTTGCACCGGTTCCATAAACTGCCATTTATCTCACCTCCCTTGTCATGAGTTGTCTATTTCAACGAGTGGAGTCAGAAGAACGTCAAACTGGTCTCCGTCTGCACCAGCAGCGGTAAGGGCAACGCCCAGAACCTTCTGCTTTACAGCTCCGGCGAGACCACTGACTTTTCCAGCTCCGCTACTACGAACGAGTTCCCCAAGGTTGACCGCTTGGGATGCCACACAAGTACTGACGCCCATAATTCGGACATCAACAATCTTGCCACTAGTAGCATCCCCAGCCGTACATGCTTCCTGGGTAACCCCGATACAAACCTCATTTGCAGTATCGCTCTGGTCAACATAACCCTCTGAAGCGGTTACGAGCTTGACAAGATAGTACTGTGAGAGGGCCTCGTTGGCCTGAAAGCCTTTATCGAGGACATAATTCGGTCCTGCGCCCATCAGTTAACCTCCTGGAACGCTTCTCGTCGGTATTCTTCGAACAGCTGCGGATTATCCCGCGAGACGTCGCTGACTGCATCAACGTAATCCGTATCCGGATTCTCGCTGAGCTTCTTGTCAACCATCTGCGTGAAAGTATCCGAAGCTGACTTGTCCATACCACGAGTAGCAGACTCGGTCTCTCCCAGGGCCACCATACCAACCTTCGTCAGTTCATCAATGAACTCCGAAAGCTCAGTAGAGCGGGCCTCGGAAAGCAGCTTACGAGCACGATCCCGGAGGACACTTGGTACTGTGTAGGGGCGGGCATTATCCCACTCCGACATCTGCAAGTTGACCTCGCTCAGCTTGTTTGCGACCTCTAGAAGTGCGACGCGATCAACGAGTGCCTTGACTTCGGGATAAGTCTCAGTCAGGGCAACCATCTCAGTTGTCTCTTCAGAAGCAGATACAAGCTCTGGAATCGAGTCAGGGCTGCTCACCGGGACTTCTGAAGGTACAGTCTCAGTCTCGTTCTGAACTACAAGTAGTTCAGCCGCACTAAGGACTGCTTCGTCAGAAGCTTCCCCGTCGAGACCAAGAATACCCCTCATGGAGGTGACAAAACTGTCATCTGCCATTGTTGGCTCTCCTTGATCGCCTATTAACTCGGATAAGTTTACTGGCAACAAATCTTTCAGGAAGGGCCTATTGGTGAGAGCTCCACCAAAAAGAACGTCCTTATGAATTGTGCCTGTCTTTGGGTGCTTCCATTTGTCCTGGTATTCAGGACTAAAGTATTTGTACTCGTTGTTTTTGATTGCTGCTGTTGCTGTGTCTGTCCATTCGACTTGTAAATACAAACCGTCAGATCGTGCCTGCGCGTCTGTAATCCAACCGGCGGCCTTACCTGACTGACTCTTATGATCGTAATCTACGTCGAGCTGGGTATCACGTACCTCGTTCTTGACGTTAAGAGCCATATTCGAAATCTTGTCGGGCGTGAAACTAATCTCGCCGTACGAAGGGTGCTGATAGGTGCCGACGGGTACGGCCTGAATCCAAGATGTATCCGAACATTCGACACCTTTTAGATCGACCCAATAGCCTAGCTTGATGGGCTCTCGTTCCTCATCGATCATACATATCGTACTCCCATGCTAATTGAGTATACTGATGTGTGTAGCACACTGCAACTCTATCCTCCCGAGGCATCGCGACCTGCAGCACCGCCGGGCATTATTTTTTGGTTCTTCGCTTGGCTTTGTCGAGGCTGGCCGGACTTATTCTCTTCCTCGTCCTCGTCCTCGTCCTTGTTATCCTCTGCGCCGTTATCCTCTGGCAATTGAGGAGTCGCAGCCATGCGAGCCGTTTCTTTATCCATCCTAGGCAGGTCCATCTCATTACGAGTCCAATCCTCGAGTCGCTCGTCGGGAGTAATAACGCCTGCTCCGATAAAGTTTCTCATTGCAAAGGACAAAGTACGCCAATCGACAGTTTCACCGATTCGACGGTACTTGAGTTCTGGATACTCATCTACCTCGTAATTGAAATCCACCAACTGGGGAATCGCATACTTGTTAAATGTGTCACGAATAAATTCGGCTATATATCTGGTTGCTTTGTTGAATAGTTCTACGTTCTGTTCGCCAAGCTCACTGGAGCCCGAAGAGAAGGCAATAAACTGCCCAAGAACATTCCGGGCAATTTCCCTATCGTGATGCTCAATGGAATCCATCGCATCAACGGGATGCCCCTGAAGGTCTGCGAAAATGATTTCCCAATTTGGAGGCAACACGATGTGTGCCTTCTCATTAGTACGAAGATTCTTACCGATCTCGTTCGCTAGCACCTTATCGTTGTCTGTAAAGTTAGCCGGCAACTTAATAATCGGAATGCCAATTCCATGACGCTCTTTTTGGATGGCATCGATCTTGTAAAGGTTGTCCTTGAAGTACCAGGGCTTGTAAGCACTCCGCAGAATCGACATTCCCTCGAGATTTCCTGCTTCTTTGTCAAAAGTGAAGATCAGGAGCTTATCAATAGGAATGACAATTTCATTCGACGCGTAGTTAGCCGCATTGGGGTACATGGACACGGCCATAGGGCCACCGTGCTCATCCAAATACCATTCCCGAACGTCCATTGGATGCCGAGGAGCGAGCTTCTTCCAAACAATCTTGTCGTCCTTTACCTGCCAGACCTTTTCGAACATATAATAGCCGAAATCTAGCATCAACAAGCATTCGTACAGAACCTGCGACCAACTAATCGACATCCATTTTGTAAGGTTATCCCAAACAAACTTTGCGACCTCTTTATCGTGCTCATCCTCTGTGGAAGGCTCAACATACCAGTGACCTGCAAGAATAGGCGTCTTGATCAGCCTAAGAGTGGCCCTTACCTGTGCATCCCCTCGGCGCATCTTGTCATATGTGCGCAAACCATTTAGACCGCGCAGCTCGGGGTTGTATTCCTCTCGAGCAAAACTGGTCAGAAGAGACTGACCAGTGTTACCGAGTTCACGTAGATCGCCACCACCACTGTAGGCG